GTGTTGCCACTGAGACTAGAAGTGAACTGCTGGCGGGCGAGGATCAGTGAACCGAGTCCGACCGTCGAACGGAATTGGAGATCGCTGTTCACGTTCAGCGTGTTGTTCTGTCCGAGCGGGCCGCGACCGATCAGCGCGTAGGTCTGGATCGGGCCACCCTTCAAAAGCAATTCCGCGATGGCATCCGGGTCGAGGGGCGCGAGACAACTGAAGATGTGCGTCTCCGTTCCGATCATCAACGGGCCTTGCCCCATCGAGACATCGAGGATCGTGGAGAACGTCATCGAGTTGATGGTTTCCCCCGCCGATGGGATGCGGAAACTGCCGCTGCCGAATGAAATGCCCGTCGTCTTGAGGACGGCATCACGATAGTTGTAGGCCGGTGAGCCAGACGCCGCACCAGAGATGTCGCTCGGCAAGTAGCTCAGGCCGTCCACCAAGGAAACCCAGTTCTGCGAGTGACCGTAAGCGCCCATGCGTCCCGCGGGAAGTTCAGGCACCGACATAATATCCGAGCCGGTGAAGTTTCCCGCCGTCGTGTTGCTGATGTTTATCACCGTCAACGTCGAACCACCCGGAGGCGCGGCGACGGCGGTGATGGTGTATTGCTTGTCCCCGATGAAGATGGATTGGTTGGCCGGGCCGGTGTAAGCCCGATCTAAAGTAAGCTGAACACCTGCCCCAACGACCGGGACAACGGAGGCGATTGCCACTGCCCCAACGACTGAGTTGGGAGCGGGATTGATGCGGTAGATTATTTCACCCACTGCAACAGGCCCGCCCGGTACGCTCGAAGTGTAGGCGTTCTGAAATTGCACCTGAACACCAGCGAATCCAAGCGCCTCGAACTGACTTCCGCCAAGCCCCACCTTCGCCAGCACCAACGACGGGTCGGGAGGGACAGTGAAGGTTAGATAGAGTTTTAGCTGGCCGTGATTGTAGCCACCAGCAGGGACGTTAGTAGCGACCGCATTGACGCCGAAGATGTCACCCCGGATGACGAGGTTTGTCCCCACGTTGAGTGGAGTGCCGGGAATGTCCGTGATGTTGATGGCATTGACGATGTAGCCACCAGTGGACGCAACCGCCATGTAGTATTCGCCATCAATCAGGATCGGGACGTTGTAAGGCCCGGTGTAGGGCGCAGTGAGAGTGATGACCACAGATGCGCCCGGCACAGTCGGCTTGGGTTGAAAGGGCGCAGCAATGGTGGCGATGGAGTGGGTGTCACCAAAACTCCGGCGACTCGTCGTGCCATCCCAAAACACCGGCAGACTGATGCCGTCTTGGATGATGACGAAGTTCTCCGATTGCCAAAGCCACGCCTGCGGTGCGGTCGCAGAATTGGGATCACCCGGAATCCCGATCTCTGTCACCGTGATTATATTCCCTGCGAGTTGGAACTGGAAAATCCGCCCACTGATCTGCGCGACTTGGGAAGTGACTCCGGTATCGCTGCGGTAGGCTTCCTTCATCGCCCCTTGGAAGAAACCGTTCTCGATGAACTCTTGGATTTCCGCGCTCGGATAATTGATCGTGAGCCGGTTGGTGTAGGGCGGGCGACAGGCCGCGAATCCATCGCGGGTCGTGGCGTTCGAGAGGAAAGCGGCTTGGGTCTTTTCGAGCAGGAGGGGCGACTGCCCCGAGTTCATGCCTTGCGGCAGGATGCTTATCGCGTCATACAGCGTCTCGGGCTTGAATGGTTGCGAGTCGGCCACACGTTAGCTGAGGGATGTGATGAGATCGTTGGTGTGCTTGGACAGGTTCGCCACCGCGTCTGCCGTCTCCATGTTTTGCACCGTGACGATGAACGCTCCTGAGCCAACCCCGAAGGCGGTGCCGCCCGCCAGCAAGTCGATGGAGAAATTCTGACCGGAGTTTCCGGTTTGCGCTCCAGTCACCGCAGCGCCAAGGATGACCGTGCCGATGGTCGGGCTGGCGGGAATAGCCAACACTGAAGGAACCGTGCCGACCGGAACGGCGTCGATCCGCATGTTGAAATTGCGCGGGCCACCAGTGATCGGAACGGCCACCACAAACGACCAGTCAACGATCCGAAACTTGTGGCCGATCGGCTGGCTTGTAATAACCGAACTGGCAGCAACCAGTCCGATGACCGTGAAGGGGATGACGAGCTTGTAGCGACCCACTCCCGCAGCGATGGCAAGGTTATCGACCGCGCCTAAAGCGGTCAGGGTGGAGTAATCAACGGGAGTCGGCAGTGGAGCGGCGAGCAGGGGTTCAGTTCCAGAAGCAACCGCCTTCGCCCCAAAGTCGATGACTGAAGTGGGAACGGAATCCCCCGCGTAATTCAACCACTGCAAAGTCGCGGAGAACGGAGTGGGAATCGTAAGAACGCGGAAATGCCCCCAGTCCACCCCATCACTGATAAAGACGACCTGCCCGACCGCCATCCATGCCGTTGTGACAAATCCGACCAATCCGGTCGGGCCGGGCGCAACCGGGAGATTGATGGGTGAAGTCGTGAGGGTAAAACTGGAGATGCCGTCTGTGCCTTGAGCGCCGGTAGTGCCGTTGGTGCCGGGCGATCCGGGAATCTGAGTGATTTCCGGTGTGGGACAGGCGCAGTTACATTCAGTTCCGGCACTCATTTGATTCCGTAGGTACACCCGGAACTCAATCCGGTCAATAGGATTGTGGATTCTGACTTGACAAACGCCCGCCCCAGTTTGACAAGCCGGTTTCAATGTAGAGAATAAACACATGGCTAAAACCAAACGCTCGAAGTACGGACTGCTCTGGCACGATGATCTGGATGATGCCCAAATCGAACGGGAAATGCTTCGGAATGGCGGATACTTCACCAACAAAGACGGCGTGGTTTGTGGCTTGGGCTTGATGCAGCACTTCAAGAATTACTGGGAACTGCTCTGGCCGGAGGATAGCCAGACTTGGTGGACTGACCTGATTCTGGAGAACATCATCAAGAATACCTTCACCGCCCTCGTCGGCCCGGCGTCGGCGTGGAAGTCGGGAACGGTCGCCCGCATCGCTCTCATGGACTGGTCGTGCTGGCCGGATTGCACCAGCGTCATCATGTCCTCGACCGACATGGAAGGCTTGCGCTCCCGCATCTATGGCGAGACGACGATGATGTGGAAGCGGGCCAGTGAACGCTTCGAGTGGTTTCCCGGACATCCCGTGGATAGCAAGTGCGTCATCACCTACACCAACGTCGAGGAAGAAGGCGCTCGCGACATCCGAAACTCCATTCTCGGCGTGGCCTGCAAAACTTCCAGCGGCGTGTTCGTCGGCATGGGCAAATACTCAGGACGCAAAAACCGGCGCGTCTGGTGTCTGGCCGATGAGTTCCAGTTCATGCAGCTTTCGATCCTGCAAGGTCAGGACAACTTAATCAGTAATGACGACGGATCAGGTGTGATGGGTGGGCGCTACCCGGAGGATCACGCCGATCCGATCGAGCGCGGCAAGTCCCGGCGCTTCTACCGCTGTGCCTTCATCGGAAACACCAACCCTTCGGTGCGCGACAATCCTCTGGATGTCGTCAGCGAGCCGGAGCATGGATGGGGTTCGATTCCTGAAGCGACAACCGAAGTCGGAAAAACCCAAGTGTGGAAGTGCAAGCAACACGCGAAACATCCCGTGCAATGCGTCTGCATCAACTTGGATGGCTTGGACAGTCCAAACAGTCCCTACCCGGTGGACAAGCCTCGGTGGTCGCAGTTGGCCGGGCCACACAAGATCAGGAAGTATTCAATCGGCTCGGAATCGTATTGGTCGAACGGACGCGGCGTATTCAAATTCGGGCTGGACGCATTTAAGATCATCACGAAGGAATTGTGCGACACCTACCACGCCTTCGATGACTGCATTTGGGAGGGCGAGACGATCAAGATCGGGATGCTCGATGCCGCGTATGGTGGCGCAGGCGCGGATCGCTGTCCGCTCGGCTGGTTGCAATTCGGGAAGTGTGTCGATGGGAAGTATCGCATCAAGTTCGAGGAATGGTGGAACGTCCCGATCGTCATTCGCAAGGATGTCTCGGCAGAAGATCAAATCGCGTTCTACGCCAAACAGAAGATGGAGACGATGGGTGTGTTGCCGGAGAACTTTTTCTTCGACGGTCGCGGCACTCTCGCCATGTCGCTCGCCCGCATCTGGTCGCCCAAGGTCAACGCACTGGAGTTCGGGGGCACTCCGACTGACCGACCAGCCGGGCCTGACGTTTATACCGAGGACAAGGAGACGAAGATCAAACGACTCAAGACCGCGAAGGAAGCGTTCCGCAAATTCGTCACCGAGTTGTGGATGTCGGCGCAGTATGTCATCCAAGCCGACCAGATGCGCGGCATCCAACTGGACATCGTTCTGGACGCGCAGCCTCGCGAGTGGCGCAAGGTCGCCGGGGACAAGATCGAGATCGAGACGAAGGAAGAACTGAAGGAACGCACCGGCATCAGTC